GTAATTCGTCTGGCCTGTACCGCCGTTGGCTACAGGCAGTGTGCCGGTAACGCCTGTGGTTAGAGGAAGGCCGGTAGCGTTAGTCAGGGTGCCGCTTGAAGGTGTTCCCAAGGCACCGCCATTGACCACGAAAGACCCGGCTGTGCCCGTATTGACAGCCAGAGCGGTCGCCACACCAGTACCTAGCCCCGAGACGCCAGTTGATATGGGCAGACCCGTTGTGTTTGTCAGAGTACCGCTTGAGGGCGTCCCAAGGGCACCACCATTAACGACAAAAGCCCCGGCAGTACCCACATTGACGCCAAGCGCCGTTAGAACGCCTGTGCCGGCCCCTGCAAGGGTACTGATCGGTACATTCTTCCAGCCAATGACCTGCACCGCATTGGTGTTGTCCTTGTAGAACAGCTTGCCATCATTAATGTTGATCGCAAGCTCACCATTGGCTAAGTTACCGGCAGTTGGGGCCGCCGCTGCCGTGGCGCTGTAATACAGCGAAATGGGTGTGTAGCCGCTTTGTGCCATGATATTTCCTTAGAAAGTACCGCCAGCAATACCGCCAGTAATCGCACCAGTGCTGGGATTGCAAGTTATTGATGAGTTTACCAATTGCGGGAGATTTCCAGAAGTCGTAGAGACAAAAGTTAAGTAATTAGTTGCATTCGTAGAATCCGCCGTAATCCCCACATTGACCGCATTGGTGGCGGTAGTTGCCGACCCGACCGACAGGCTGCTTTGATTCACATATTGAGGGGCTGACGCGCCAGCAGTTAAAACCTGCCCGCTTGTTCCCAAGCTCAACATCGAAGTAGAACCTGCACCCGTTTGGTATGGCAAAGCCCCCGCCGTACCACCCGCCACGTTTGTCGCCGTCGTCGCCGATCCAACAGACAAAGACGACTGAGAAACATACTGTGGGATCGAGCCATTTGAAGACAGAACATCCCCAGCGGCACCAATCGACAGCTTTGATAGCGCAGTGCCTGTAGCGTAGTACACCAAATCGCCAGCGGTGTAGCTGGTCAACCCAGTGCCGCCATAGGTGGTTGTAATCGCCGCCGCGTTCCATGTGCCCGCAGTCAGTGTTCCTACACCTGTAATGCCGGTGTATGAGCCACTGATATACGACGACCCAACCGTGCCAGAGGTAATCTGGTTACCGTTGATTGCGATCGCCGTATCAGTGGCGCTCGTAATCTGGCCTTGAGCATTGACCGCAATAACTGGCACCGACGATGCTGACCCATAGGTAGCCGCCGTCACGCCAGTATTTGAGATGTTGAACGTCGTCGCTGGCGAAAGGTTTAGACCTGTGCCTGCGTTATAAGTAATTGGGGCATTGAACTGCGCAAATACAATCGGCGTGGTTCCAACAGTAATGGGCAGCGGCGTCTGCTGAACCCAAGCTGTTGATGCATTGGTGCCAGAGATTACGAGGAAATAGTCACCGGCATTAATCTCGTTGATGCCAGTACCAGCCGAATCGTAATCAGTCGCTCTAGTCAATACAAATGGCGTTGATGGGCTACCGGCACTAGTTACTACATATACGCCGTTGTAAGCCTGATTCCCACCAATCTCGTCTTTAACTAATAGCCGCTGAGTTGCTGTTGGAGATCCACCACCAAAAGATAATGCGCCATTTGCATTTGCCGTAATGGTTGCTCCAACGCCACCAGTGCCATTGTTATAGGTGTACGCAGGCAATGCTGCAGTTGAAGCAAAGTTAACAGATTGGTGATAGTTAAGATTAGAGCCAATCGCATCAACATACTGCTTCGTAGCCAACTGCAGGGCAGATGTCGGATCTTGCGTAACGGTGACACTCGTAAGCCCTGACAACGTCGTTGCTGTCCCGCCTAGCGATACACTGGTTGATCCAATTGTCACCGAGCTGTTTGCAAGCGATGAGTTCTGGATGTTAGACAACGTATTGCTGGAGCCGCTAATTGTCTTATTGGTCAGCGTCTGCGAATCATTTAGCGTCACAACTGAAGAGTCAATTGCAATCGTTACTGGCGCAGAGCCGTTATAAGAAGTACCTGAAAGGCCTGCACCAATAGTCAGCGCATTCGTCGCAGTTGCAGTGACTGTCGTGCTACCACCAAGGCTTACCGAGTTACCATTAATCGTCAAAGAGCTGTTGGCAAGTTGGGCGTTACTTACAGTGCCAAACAGGTCTGATGTAGGCACCGTGGCTGATGCAGTCATGGCAGATGTGCCATTACCCTTTACATAACCAGTCAGGTTATTGGCACCCGTACCGCCGCTAGAAACATTTAATGTCCCACCTAGCGTAATTGTCCCAGACACTGTGACAGGGCTACCAGAAGTCGTGAGCCCCGTGCTGCCACCAGAAACATCAACGGAAGTGACCGTGCCGGTGCCAGACACTGCAGACCAAACAAAATTGGTGCCATTCCAGCTTAGATAGGTGCTACCAACAGTGGGCGCATCAATAAAGCTCGTTGTGCTTACGCCAGTCTGGTAAGGGATCTTATTCGCTCCACCATCTAGCAGGCTACCAACTGCCAACGTATTGGGGGCTTGCCAAGCCGGAGCCGATCCAGCAACAGCCAATAACGAAGCGTTCGCACCGATACCCAGCTTCGTTAGCGCAGTCGCACCTGACGCATACAGCATGTCGCCAGTGGCATAAGTGTTGTACCCAGTGCCACCATTTGCTGCGTTTAGCGTCCCGCCCAGCGTGATCGCACCATCAGTAAATGGTGCTGGCGTTAAACCGGTCGTGCCAGCACTAAAGAACGTCACGCCCGGAGACGTGGTTGAAATTGAAAACTCTTGCCAGTTACCTGCCGCAAAACCATAGAAAGACTGGGTGTCGCTGTTAAAGCGCATTTGACCCGGCGTACCTGCTGGCTCCTGAGCTTGAGTGCCGCTTGGAATTTTGACGCCACCCGTGCCCGGCAATACCGGGTTGTCAACAATCGAAATCGTCGGGTTACCAGCGCCGCCATCGCTATTTGCGACGTTAATTTGACTTGCGGTACCCAGAATCTGCCGACCACCTACCGACAAGCCGTTGACGACCGCAACCAAACCAGTGCCCACAAACCCGGCAAATTGGGCTGCTAAGCCACTTAGCGAGATAACTGGGTTGCCAGATACCCCATCGCCATTTGTGATTTGTAAACCGGCTCCGCTGACCTGTATCGTCCTTCCTGTGACCGTATTGCCGCCAGTTTTGACGATTACGCCAGTGCCAGCACTATTCAGGCTTGCTGCCGCGCCGATCAGTGAAATAGTAAGCGCCCCTTGGGCACCACCATCAGCCAGCGTAATGCCCGAGCTACCAGACAGGCGACGGCTGTTAGGCAGCGTCGGCTCTTGGTTGAGCGTTAAAAAAGTCTGCTGTTGTGCAGGCGAGCCAGCCACGGCGCTAGTAGTGGTGCGAACCGTAATTCCATTCTGAACAATCGGAACAAGTTCACTACCATTAAGCGGCTGCGCCGCAGGCAATTGGGTTATCTGTACATTTGCCATTATGGACTCGTGCTCAAATTGTCTAGGTTTCCGTTGTTCTCTGGGTCTGCCGTATTCTGTTCTGGCGAAATCACAAACTCGTTCGGAGCATTCGTCGTTATTCCAGAGTTCGTATCAGCAACACTCAAATCAGGACGTGGAAACCGAATCGTGATCCTTTCAGTCTGCCTTGCCGGAAGTCTGTACGGATCAAACTGATCTTTGCATCCCTGCTCACACACCATCAGACCCGGGAAGTTCGGGTCTTTCGATAATTCTGCATGAGGTCGCTTCATTTTGCACCTATCGCACACGGCGATGGCGATGTTTGAATAGCCCCTCGTATCAAGAAATATCGGCATTATCTTGTGTAAACGCTAATGTTCGGCGCCAAATAGATCGGCGACTTGTCGCGTTCCTCAGATTCAGCAAGGTTCAGGTACTTCTCCGCCTGCACCTCAAGGTACTGCACCCGAGCTAAGTCAACACCCGGCAATTCCATCGCCATTTGATGCGCCAACATGTTCTGTATTGCCAGATACCAACGATCAGGAATCTCAAGCTGACCGTTCAGGTTTCCAACGTCCATGATTTGACGGGAATACCAGACCACAATCTGCACAAATGGGTCGCTAGGCGTAGGCCATAGCGTGATTTGCGGTCTTGGGATCGTCCGGTTGAACCAGAACTGGTACGGCTGGTTCGCGGTGAAGTTTTTGTTCGGCAGCGACACATAATCGTCGCGGTTCAGACGTGCCATTGGCACTTCTCGACTGTTGTTGCCAACGTAGAACTCGCGTACCTGCAGCGTATTGCCACCAGTCTCGCGCATCCGGTACCACTGCTTGCTGGCACCCGGATCAATCTGGTACCAGAGCCATTCATTATCGACCCAAACCTCTACTCCGGTGTCTTCGAGTAGCGTCCATGTTGAGCCATCATTTGAGGTCTCAAAAAGGATGTCAAAACTTCCTGAAACTCCCGGAAGAATACCAATAGAGCCAGCGTACACAGGGTTATCAGTGCCATAGTTCACCGTGATGTTGCCGTTAGGGGACGTCTGGACATTTTTTGTATCGATGTTGCCATCAAATGCGTTGGCAGCAATTCCAGACGATGCGGAGTAATCGCCAGTTGGGCGATTCATCGTGCGATAGTTGGCATTTAGAACATCAATACCACCAAGCGGA